CGGCACCTCCAGCCATTCGGAGGAAAATATGTTTGCCAGAATTGATCATCTATTGGATAAATCAGACCTTCAAGCGGCCTGTGAGACATTCTTACCCGCTCATCCTTTGCCGTTACATATTGTAAATTAGGATAAATATCCTTTGTGCTTTGTATATCTTTCCATTCCCTCGCCGCCCGCGCCCGGGATCGAGCAGTGTCATATTCAGCTTTCAGCCAGTTGACATTATAAGTCTCGCTCACCTTTCGCGCCTCAGCCAGGAATTCCGGCCACTCCCTTGCATTACCCGCCGCATCAACCAATAACTTTACGCAATCCTTTATTTCCGCATTATTCTTAAAAGCAGACATCACGGCAGTATTATGTCTCAACTGCCACAGATAATCAAAGTCCGGGCGCTTATAATCAATCACAGCATAATTAACATTCAGGTTTTCCTCGACCACCTTCATTAATATGCTGAAATTGAACTCGAATATATCCTTATCATACATCCCGGCTATCAGGCTGCCTTCAAATATGCGCCGCAGCGCCTTTTCGATTATGCTTTTCGGGTTTTTGATTAATTTATCCGCCTCCGGATCCGCCAGCTCAATTATTTTGCCGCCCGCACCTGGCGGGCTTACGAGAAAAAATTCTGTATCCTTTTCCAGATGTCCGGCTCAGTCGGATAACTCAGTCCCTCATCCTTATCTTTTTCATTTTTCTTTTTTTCTCCTGTTTTTTTGAATGCCTCCGCCGCATCTTCCTTTCTTTGTCTTTCCTCTTCCTTCATCTCATCATAATTATCCGGCTTCGGGATCCCGTATTTATTATAAAGGTAATCATCATCAATCAGCAGGCCCCCGTTTTTCAATTGCATATCAATATCCAGGCGTGTTTTAATATCAAGTTCAGCGTCCCCGAACATGAACATCCCGCCCTTCACCTGCATTCCGGCAGCCTCCATTAACGGAATAAGCTTCTCATTCAGGATATGCTCGACGAATCTTTTATCAGCTTCAAATATTTGCTCTTCAACTTCCGCATGTACCTCACCCAGACTCCTCGCGCCTCTCTGTCCCTGCTCGGTCGTCAATGTCTGGCCAACTATCAGCTTGCTTATCTCCGCGTTCAATGTCTCCACAAACTCTTTATATACGTTATTATTGCCGCTGCTTTTGCTTTCAACAAATTCTATATCCGTATCTTTTGGGATCACCATAGTAGCCGCGCTTCCTGCTGAATCAAGATCCGTTACAAGTTTTTTCCGGGCTAATTCGTCATATCCGTCATATTTGCCGACCTTCAGCGGCATCCCGAAAAGCTCCGCGAATTGCGCCCAGTCGCCTATCCCGCCGCGTTTATATATCACATACTGGCAAGCCTGCAACATAAGCCCGAAGTCCTTCACATCGCCAGCTGCAAGTACCGTCCCGGCATAAGGTGGCTGAGTATAATCTATCCCGGTAGTATCATAAGGCTGTTTTACCACCAGATTCTTTTCCGGCTTCACATGGCGCCGGTCAACAAGCGCTGCGCTTATACCGTCTGTTAAATCCATTTCCAGCAGCGTATAACCCCAGAAGCGTGAATTGAGCAGCTCTTTAAGGATATAATCAAAATCCTCAGTATTTACGGAGTCCATTATTTCGTCCACCTCGTCGCCATCCCTGCTGAAATGCAGGGGCGCATTTATAATAGCCGTTATTCGTTTGTTGATAACGCTCTTCAAATGCCCGTCCAGCATAGCCTCATTATATAGATCATATAGATTATACCTCGTCGGGTTGGTGGTATTCTCAGCAGCTTTCAGCGCATCCCGCCAAGTCTTTATATCCGTGAATGTACGGTTTGCCTGACGTATATCCGTATAACGGACAATTATCTGACTGTCTTTCCGGCTTTGCCGTCCTGTCTTTTTAGTCGCCATCTAATTCCTGATTATATGTTCGGTTCTCTTCATAATGTTGATTCCTGCGTTTGTTGCACCTGACAAGTACCCGGCTCTTTGTGCTGTCCCCGTCAGCATCCACCAGTATCGGCAGGTCAGGGTTTATCTTTTCGTCCAGCACCATCTGAAACCATTCGATGGCCCTGTCATATCTCGCCCGCCTGTCCTCCAGGTCAATACCCGGCCGTACTATTTTTATTATCTCATATATGGATATATCGCAGCCATATACAACGATAAGGCTGTTACGGCCCGTCCCGGTTTTATTAAATATATTCACAGTATCATATCTACCGGCGAGGTAAGCTTTCATCTCGGCCACCGCCTTATCAATAGCAATATTGATTATCGTATCATCACTCCGCGTGATCTCAGCCAGCTCCTCAGCCGGAATATGTCTCAGTATGTCCGTTTTCGTAATAAATGCCATTTTATTCGTGATTTAATTATCAATTAATAACGATATTTTTGATTAATTTTCCTTTGAACAATCTCCGGCCGTATATCCGATGAGCATCTCTTATCAATCTCGTATTTTCCGCCCTCGCAGGCGTCCGGCCCGTCGTCATGCGCGCTAAGGCTCGGCTCCAATGATAAGAACTGATCCTCCAGCACCTTCATTGACGGATTATCTTTCTCGGCTTCATTCAGATAAAATTTCCCGTTCCTGTTCAGCGGCTCCAGGGCGCTCTCTATCCTGCTGAACTTATCCCCTTTTTTGCGGTCGTCCATTATCAGCGGCAACTGCCATCCCTGCTCGTGCATATATATTTTCATCTGTACCGCGATCATATCCTGTATCCCGTTTGCCTCGATAATATAATAGGCATTCGTCTGTTCACCGATAATTGATTGCCCCTCTCGATACCAGTCCGCCATTTTTGCACTCGGAACCTGTCCCAGCCATGCCTTTATCACATGATATTCATCTTTCCACCGGCCCATCATCACCACTGCCTTGTAATCATTCTTTTTGCCATCCTTAAAAGAGGGATCCCCGTAAAGAACCACGAATTTATAATCCTTCAGCGGCGGCAGTTTTTTGTAATGCATCTCGTCAAATACAGTCCCCCGCGTTATAGGATTATTAAAATATTCCTTTTGTTGGGCGTGATAGCTGATACGTCTGAGCCATTTATCAATAGATTCCTCGCTGTTCTTTTGTGGCCATGTACTTTTTCCGTACTTGTCCCTTATGTTGATGATCTGCGCATGGTCGGCCTGCTCCATGGCCATGGCTATTATGCTGTTTTTACTGATAAGATTACCCTGAAATATTATCCTTTTTGCACCGCTCACGCTCACGGTCGGTAAAAGCGCCTCCTCGATCCAGGCCCACTTATTTGCCATTATCCGGTCGTTGCGGCAATCCTGATCAGTATCAATATCATCTATCCTTATAATGTCCGGCCTTGCCTCCTCATTCTTAATGCCTCGCGGGTTCTGTCCCGCACCCAGCGCCCGGAAGCTCGCTCCATTAACTGTTTTGAAATTACCCATTTCCCACGCCCGGTAACTCCTTTGCGCCCCGTAATCATATGCTATCCTCCGGTTGCTTTCAAGGTTGATCATATATGACATAAGCAACTCAACGGCATTATCGAAATTATGGCTCGCCAGTATCAGGTTCTTTGCTTTCTGTGTCAGGATGAGATATATGTCCTCAAATATTCCACGTGTGCTTTTCGCAAGCTCTCTCGCCCATGGCCTTACCTCGTAGCAATCTTTATTTTTCAGCAATCTTTTGGTCGCCCTTACATGAAAAGGCGCGGGCTCAGCCGTATAATAGCTCGGAAAATAGAACTTAAACCATTCCTCCGGGTGCTTTTCAAGATGCTTTATACGTTCTTTTTGCTCTAAGCGGGTTTCATTGGGGATGTTCGTGTCGCGGATTATCTCGCGCCTGAAAGCTTCCCACCTTCTTATTGCCTCATTATCTTCCCCGCGGCTCATTATTTCATTTGGCTTTTAACGAAGTTATCCTGCAATGTTAATAATTCATCAATCCCCTCATAATTTATATCCTTCAAAAATTTGCAAAACTCAACAAATACGCTAACTATCTGGCTTATGCTCGTCTCCTCTTCCATGTTTTTGACGGCAGCTGTGAGTTTCAGTAATACATCCGCCTCTTTACTGTTCGGATAGCGTTCATTATCCGGCCTGCTGTTGATTTTATCCTGCTGGGCGTTGATCATCTCGTACATTATGCGCAGCCGCTGTTCTTTCGTACCTATAAGGCTCACCTTCAACCGCCGCCAGTCCCCGTCAGTCATCCATTTGCTCAAT